AACGATGAAATACCAACGTTGCGATGAGTATAATTGCCCGAAGCGCCAATCCTGTTGGTATGCTATGGTGGGCAATATGTTTTTGTGGTGTCCGGTGGTCGAGTGCGTGGATTATGATAAGTATAAATTCACCAGCAGAGAAGTTCAAAGCGACTATCTATAGTAAAGCGCTGGAAAAAGTTTAATTAAAGCCCTGCCGATGCGGGGCTTTTTTATTTAAGGGATGTTTTTCAAAAATGCTAAGTGTATACATCTTAAGACACTACAAATAAAAAGGGAAGTTTTAAAATAAACATCCCTTAAAAGGTATGTTTTTTTATTTTGCTAAATCCTTTCATGTCAAATACTTACAAGCCTAAAGGGATGTTTTATAGTTTTATTCACAACTAATTAGTATAAATAAAAAAAATAAAAGAAGTAATAAGCTTATATAGATATAAAGATTAGTTGTAAAAAAAAGTGTAAAACATCCCTTTTTCTTTATAAGTGCCCTAATTATAATAACTTAAGCATTTCGTAAAAACATACCTTCAAGGGATGTTTTGTTAGAAAAGGGATGTTTTTTGACTTGTGCGACACTATGACACACATAGAAAAATATGCGTATATGCATAATTAAATTGTTGCAATTTTCCAAATTTTGGTTATATATGTAAACGACGACAAATAGACAGATAGTCAATTTTAGCCTTTGGCGGGGCGGAATGACATACAATTTCTCCATAGAACCACCTTTATACTCCACATCTTGTAGCGTATGGCGCCAGCGTGTCATGCGCTTTTTTATTAGGAGATAACGTGTGGCGCTTTCAGACGAAAAACGAACGGCAATCGAACTCTATATTAAAGCTAATCCGTCGGCAACTCGCAGGCATGTTGCTGATAAATATAGCGTTAGCACTCATACTGTGCAGCGTATTGTCCAGTCTATTGGCAAACAAGAGCTTGCAAAGCGAAACAAAACCAAACAAAAACAAACAACCAAACGCATTGCAGAACAGTCCAATTTCGACGTATCAGATGAGCAAATCAATGCTAAAATCGAAATCCTTAAGCAAACCCGCATTATCCGAAGCCTTGCAATGCTCGAGGTTGGAGCTCTTATCCCTAAGGAAGGTTTGCCAAAACATATCAATTACGAAACCATATCAAAACTTAAGCGCGGATGCCCGAGCGCTGAAAATATCAAGCTACTTAAGCAAGCAATGGATATTATCGCGCGAAGCAAGGATATCGAGTTTGATATATTGGCAATACCGTTATCATCCAATCAACATAATGTCAATATCGATGCTCAAGTTGATGTGCAAGCCGACATACTCCAACGCGCTATTCAAATTGTTTCAAACCTTGACATTGACAAGCTTGGAGACCGAATTGACTAACGATGAGAAGATCGCAATCCTAAGAGCTGCGTCAATTGCAGACCCTATGTTCTTTGCCAAGAAGATTTTGGGTTATAATCGACTTAAGGATGAAATTCATCGGCCAATATTCAGCCAGTTTCGCAATCGAGAATCATTAACGATTATGCCCCGTGGCACCTATAAATCTACCGCCGAAACGATTACTGGCACACTCTGGAACTTGATTCAAAATCCTAATTTGAGAATTGCTCTTATAAGCGCAACGAATTCAAAGGCAGTTGATTTTTTGCGAGAAATCAAAGGCCATATCGAACGCAATGAAATGTTTCGTTTCGTTTTTGGAGACTGGATAAATAGAGATCGATGGACAAACAATGCCATAAATATCGCACCTCGAACAGAACATCGAAAAGAAGCATCGATAACAGCAATAGGCATGTTGGATAATCTTGTATCATCACATTACGATATTATGATTATTGATGATCCTGTAAACCAAGAAGATCGCGAATCGCAAACAATCCGAGAACGCAAGATTAGATGGATTGACGATTTGAACCCGCTCCTTGACGAGCATACAACTGATATTTGGGGCATTCAATATATTGGCACAACATGGCATTTTGCTGATTTGTGGAGCGTCCTTATGAACTCAGGTCGGTTTATAGAAGGCAAGAATTTTATTCATAAGACTGCGTATAATGATGACGGCTCGGCGTGGTTTCCGGAAGCATTGTCGGTCGAAAGGCTTGAGCAACTAAAGGCGTCGATGTCGCCTGCTATGTTCTCGGCGCATTATTTATGCAAGGCTGTTGCATCTGAAGATAGAGTGTTTCGCAACTTGCATTATTATACCGACGCTCCCAATATCAACGATATGGATATTATGACATGGGTCGATCCTGCAATGGGTAAAAATCGTGATTCATGCTTGGTTGGAATTGTTACGATTGGTCGAGAGCGAACAACCGGCAATATGTATTTGCTCAAGGTTACATTGCGAAATATCAATGCAGCTGATATTCCTCAAGAGTCAACTATGCATATGTTAGCTTATAATCCTCAAATATTCTGGGTGGAAAACAACGGAGCTCAAGACTTGTTTGTAAGTGAGATTCGCAATGCTGGGCATATTGCGGGTTATTATGGCCTTGTGGAAGGCTTGCCAAATACGCGAAACAAGGAAGAGCGCATGGAGTCGCTTGCCCCTATGGTTAATGATGGGGCTTTGAAATTTCCGCAACCTCGAACAAATGATGAGCGAGAATTGATTACACAGTTTGAACAATATCCAGTTTCGAAATACGTTGACGGTATTGATGCAGTGCAGTCATGTGTTGCAAGATTGATAGAGCACACAACGCATTCTACAGGAGGGGTTTTTGCATGGGCATGATTGCGAACTTTAAGAGTTGGTTACAAAATCTGGTCGCATCGACGGGTGTCGAGCCTGCATATCCAAGGGAAGGCCGCTCTTCGGTTGAGCAGAGGGGTTTGAATAGTATGTTTGGTTCGTTCTCGACAAATTATTTAAACCCGCCTATCAAGTCAACGCAATGGGATAAACTTGAATCAATTGAGTGGAAATATCCAGACATTTACAATCAGCTGTTTATGGCCATCAATCTTGCCAATACTGGCTACCAAGTTGAATATGGCGACGAGAATGAATCTCGTATTGAGCAGGCTAATGATATAATAATGGAATTCAACAAACGTGTTTACCCGTTAGGTAATGGCATTGACGGATTGGTAAATCGATACATACAGCAGGTCTTGAGAACGGGAGCTATTTCATCCGAAGATGTTATATCGCCGTCAATGAATATGATTGATGATATTGCCGTTGTCCCCACGCGTGAAATAGTATTTCGTATCGAGAACGGCTTCCCGAAACCTTTCCAAAAAGTAAGTGGTCGAAATGAATTAGTCGAGTTGAACCCGCTAACATATTCTTTTGCATCGTGGTTGCAAATTGCTAACGGTCCCTACTCAATGCCGATGATTGTTGCTGTGTTGAGCGCCCTGGAAACGCAGGACGATATGGACGACAATTTGAAATATGTAATGAAAAAGTTTGGGTTGCTTGGTCTTGTGCATTTGATGATTGCTCCGCTCAATCGAAAATCCGGAGAAACAGAAGAGCAGTTTCAAGATCGTTTATCAAGTCATCTTAAAAAGGTCGCATCCGGCATGAGTGATAATTACCGTAATGGCATACTGGCAACATATAACGATACCGAAATAGATTTTCATTCGCTTTCGGAAGTGTCTGAAGGCGCGGGTGCGTTATGGCAAATCAATGAAGAACAGATTTTTACAGGAATGG